ACTTTATGAATTACCAGATCACGTCGGTGATGAAAGAATACACACCGGAGTTTGATCAGTTATTGTTTTACGTCGGATACGGCGGTTCTGCATTTAAAAAGGTTTATTATGATGAACAACTGGGCCGTATGGTTAGTCGTTTGGTTCTTCCTGACGACCTCTATATCCCTTACAACGGGTCGAGTGTCATTTCTCAGTGCCCAAGAATCACACAGCGTATTGCAATGGACTCAAATGAGTTCAGAAAGCGTGTTGTGGCGGGGGAATACCTCGATGTAGTGGTTGACCCAGAGCAAAACCCTGTCAGCGGCAACCAAATTAGGTATGCAATCGACAAAATCACGGGTTTAACTGCAAGTGGAGAGCCCGAAGAGATTTTCTTGCTTGAGTTCCAAGTGAATTTGGACCTCATGGGCTTCGAGGATGTCGACGAAAAGAACAACGAGACCGGAATCAAACTGCCTTACGTCGTTACCATTGACGAAAACAGCGGTCAGGTGGTCGGAATACGCAGAAACTGGTTAGAAGATGACGAATTAAAGTGTCGTCGCGAGTATTTTGTGCATTATGTGCTGATTGAGGGCCCCGGCGCTTACGGTTTAGGCTTTGTACACTTGATTGGCGGCCTAAGTAAGACTGCAACGGCCGCTTTGCGTCAACTTCTTGACGCAGGCACGCTATCCAACCTTCCTGCGGGCTTCAAGGCGAAGGGTGCACGGATTGCTGACGATGATAATCCCATTCAGCCGGGCGAATGGCGGGATATTGACGCCGGTGGCGCCGAGCTAAGCGGTTCACTGCTGCCCCTGCCTTACAAAGAGCCAAGCCAGACTCTATTTACGCTTCTAGGCTTTACCGTAGACGCCGGAAAGCGACTTGCGAGCACTGCAGACATGCAAGTTGGCGATTCTAACCAACAGGCCGCTGTAGGCACTACGCTTGCGCTGTTGGAACGCGGCTCGATGGTGACCTCTGCCATACACAAGCGCCTTTACTACGCTCAGACGCAAGAATTCGAGATGTTAGCGGCAGGATTTGGGCAATTTCTACCCGATGAATACCCATATGACGTCCCCGGCGCCTCTAGATGTGTAAAAAGATCAGATTTTACCCATATGGTCGCTATATTGCCCATTGCGGACCCAAATGTATTCTCTGCGGCCCAACGCATTACCTTGGCTCAGGCTCAGTTGCAGTTGGCTCAAAGTGCGCCGCAGATGCACAACATGTACGAGGCGTATTACCGTGTCTATCAGGCAATGAACGTCCGAGACATTGACGGCATCCTCAAGATGGAAACTAACCAGTTACCTAAGGACCCTGCAAGCGAGAACGCTGACGCGGCCGACAACAAGTCGTTGAAGGCTTTTGCCGGGCAACAACACGACGCACATATTGCAGCTCACCTGATGATGGGCCTGTCGCCTCTTATGCAGGCTAATCCCTTGGGATCATCAGAACTCCAAAAGCATGTTTTAGACCATGTACGGTTAAAGGCAGAGGAAGCCGCAGAAGCAGAGCTGTTTACCGAGTATGGGTCAGACCCGGACAACATGGTTTCTGACTTGCAACGTGAGGCAATGATTTCGATCAAAGTAGCCGAAGGCATGATGGAAATGAAAAACGTCCAAAGTCAGCTTTCAGGAGAGGGAACAGGCGAAGACCCAGTAGTGGCCCTGAAAGCTAGGGAGCTAGAGCAGCGCGCTGCTAAGGACCAAGCGGACATAGCGATCAAGCAGGAAGGCGTTAAGCTTGATCAGGCTAGAATTGTCCAGAACGCTGAAGCCAACCAAGCTCGAATAGAATCTCAGCAGAAGATAGCTCAAGAAAGGGCGAATGTTGCTAGAGAAAGAATCAATGCTCCTAAACAAGGAGGAAGGTAATGCCACTTAAACCGGGCTCTAGTAGTAAAACAATTGGTAAAAATATCAGTGAATTAGTTGGAACTTACGAAAAAAAGGGTAAAATAGGCGCCAGTAAACCTAAGAGCAAATCTGCAGCCCAAAAACAAGCTGTAGCAATTGCACTGAATACTGCCGGTAAATCGAAAAAGATGAAATCCGGTGGAGTAGTACGGACCGTTAAAAAACGTGACGGGAACCGCCCAGTAAAGATTTACTAAGTATGCCCCCAGACGGTGGCTTTAAACTGTCTGCTCTCATGGAAAAACGACCATGCTTGAATTCGCTGAAAGCGTATTGAAAGAAGTCAGGAAGTTACAGGAAGACTCCGAGGCATTAGTGCTTAATGGCACTATTACCGACATGGAACGCTACCGTTTTCTTATGGGCCGTCTGGAAGGCATAAAGCTTGTGGATCAAATTGTCCGAGATAAATTGGACAAGCATTCAGAAGAATTTTAACCCACCAGAGAGACTTATATGGAAGCTGAAAAGAAACTTACGCCTTTAGAGGAAAAGTGGAAGTCTGAGGCTGAAGACAACGCAGCCAAAAGCACCAAGCTAACCCTTGACGATGCGTATACCGAAGAAGGGAAAGTTGCCGAACACGGCCTTTCCGACTCTGTTTTAGACCTTATTCCGCAACCCACTGGATGGCGACTAGCCATTTTGCCTTATCGTGGCGCTAAAACCACTAAAGGTGGAATTGTGCTTGCGGATGAGACCCGTCAACGAACACAACTGGCGACTAATGTCGGGTACGTGTTGAAGGTAGGTGACCTATCTTACGCTGACGAGTCTAAGTTTCCCCACGGTCCTTGGTGCAAGGAAGGTGACTGGGTAATTTTTGGTCGATACGCAGGTTCTCGGATTCAGATAGATGGTGGCGAGATTCGTTTACTAAACGATGATGAAATCTTGGGGATAGTAAATGACCCTGAAGATATTCTACACATGTAAGGAGACGTTTGATGAGTGAACCAATGAACGAAGAGCTAGACTTTAATGTTGGCGAAGACGAGCAGGAAGCCACCGTTGAAATGAATGACGACGGCTCCGATGCTAAGTTAGCGGTTGAAGAACCCCCTGCTGTTGAGGAGGCTCCCGCTAAACAGGCTGCTCCTGCAGAAGAAGAGCTAGACGACTATTCGGGTAAGGTTAAAAAACGAATAGACAAGCTTACTGCTCGTTTAAGAGAGACGCAGCGTCGTGAAGAGGCCGCACTTGAGTACGCCCGTAACGTAAGGCAGCAAAACGAAGAGCTCGAGCAGCGGTACCAGAAGACGGACACGGAAAGGCTGCAAGAGGCCCAAGGCCGTGTTGACAGTCACGTAATTGCGCTAAAACAGGTTATTAGAAAGGCCCGTGAAGAGGGTGACATAGATACCGAGACGGAAGCTCAACAGCGTCTTACCTCTATGGTCTGGGAGCAAAACCGTTTAAATGAGACGACAAACCAACGCCGTCAAGAAGCGGAGGCACCTAAAAAGCCCGCTGAACAGCCTGAAATATTGCGCCCAAGAATGCCAGAGCCTGATTTAAAGGCGGAAGACTGGGCCGAAAAGAATACTTGGTTTGGTACAAATACGGTGATGACCCACACAGTTCGGGGAATTCACATGGACTTGGTTCAAAAAGAAGGGTTTGACCCAAGCTCCGACGAGTACTATAGTGAGATCGACCGTAGGATGAGCCAGATATTTCCTAGTGAATATGGCACTGCGCCTACGCAACAAAACAACAGGACTAACCGACCCGTGCAAACGGTAGCCCCTGCAACCCGATCTTCGGGAGTAAACAACTCAGCACGCCGCTCTGTAAGGTTGAGTCCGAGTCAGGTTGCGATAGCAAAAAAACTTGGGGTTCCACTTGAAGAATATGCCAAATACGTTAAGGAGTGATTTAAATGAGCGATAGTAACGTGCCAAAACTCAATCGCAGTGCCCGTGATTCGGATACCCGTGACACAACTGCGCGCCGTAAAGCTTGGGCTCCTCCTTCACGACTAGACGCGCCTCCTGCGCCTCCGGGCTATAAGCACCGTTGGATCAGGGCTGAATCTGGTGGGGTAGACGACCGCACTAACATAGCAGGGAAACTCCGCGAGGGGTATGAACTGGTTAGAGGGGACGAGTATCCTGACTTTGACTCAGGTGTTCAGGACGATGGTAAGCATGCAGGGGTTATCTCTGTGGGCGGACTACTGTTAGCCAGAATACCCGATGAAACAGCAGAAGAGCGTCGAACGTACTATTCTTCACGGACCCATGATCAGATCAGGGCAGTCGATAACGACATGTTGAAGACGAATGCACACTCGTCAATGAAAATCAACGCGCCGGAAAGACAGTCCAAAGTAAGCCTCGGTGGCCCACGAACGGGTTCCGAGTAATCTAATTTTAGAGGACATTTATCATGGCTAATGTAGACAAAGCCTTTGGCTTACGTCCGCTTGGTAACCTTTCTGGCACTGGTAGCCAGAAACAGTACGGTTACGAAATTGCGGACAACCAAGCAGGAGCTATTTTTCAGGGTGACCTAGTCACATTGAAAGATGGTTACATTCTCCAATTCGACCCTTCGGCTCACACAGCGGCGGTCGGGGTGTTCAATGGTTGTTTCTACACGGACCCAACCACTGGAAAACCTACTTTTTCAAACTACTACCCCGGTTCAGTGAACATCACTCAGGGCAAGATCACCGCAGACGTACTCGATGATCCTAACCAGATGTTCTTGATCCAGAACGACGGTACTTCAGCCGCTACAAACTACGGTTTGAACGCTGACATCGTTGTTGGAACAGGCAGCACTACAACAGGTGTTTCAGCGAACGAGTTGGATACATCAAGCATTGCTACTACTGCAGCACTTAACCTTAAGATCATTGGTCTTTGGGACGTGCCCAAC